AAAATGGTAAAAACAAAAAAAGAACAAGAAGGTAAAGATGTATTTGAGTATAGTGTCTTTGGAAGTCCTAATCAGAAGATAGGAAACTTCACAGGTCAAAAAAAACTTACAAGGTGGTCAAGTTGATACCATTTCCAAAAAAGAAATATAAAGTAATTTATGCTGACCCTCCTTGGCAATGGCAAACATATTCAAAGAAAGGCATATTGTCTGGATGGGCAGAAAAAAGTTATAATCTTATGAATACTCAAGATATATGTGATTTACCTATTAAAGAAATTGCTGATAAGAACTGCATATTATTTCTTTGGGTAACTTTTCCAAGATTAAAGGATGGTATAAATGTATTAGAATCTTGGGGATTTAATTATAAAACAGTTGGTTTCTCTTGGGTAAAACTAAATCCAAAAGGTGTTGGTTACTATTCTGGATTAGGATATTATACAAGAAGTAATGTTGAAATATGTTTAATTGGCAGAAAAGGTAATTTGAAAGTTATTGATAGAAAAGTAAAACAATTAGTAGTATCGCCAAGAGGAAAACATAGTGAGAAACCAGTAGAAGTAAGAAATAGAATATTTCAAATGTATGGAAATATTCCAAGAATTGAATTGTTTGCAAGAGATAAACCTAAAGGATGGGATGTTTGGGGAAACGAAGTATCTCTTAATACTAAACAAGAAGGGGGTAACGGCATTCCTCCCACTAATAAATTAGTGGGTATCCTGCCTAAAGAATTATGAAAGAATACAAAAAACCATTACAAAAAAAGAAAAAAGATAAAAAATTCACATCTAAAAAGAAAGAGGTAATTTATAAGGATGGGACAGCAGGACATAGCGAAGATTCTGAGAGACAATTATCCTAAATATATGTCTTATCAAGAAATCCTTGAAAACACAAATATTTCAAAACAAACGTTATTTAGATGCTTAAAACAATTAAGGAAAAGAGAAGAAATCATTGTGAAGATTATGCCTGGGGATAAGTTAAGGTCCCGATGGCAAATGAGATATAAGATAAAATAGGAGGAGATACAAATGGGAAAAAATAAAATTGAAAAAGAAGCTGAATTTCCAAATGCTAAAGAACAACCGGCACCTGCAAGTGATGCGGATGAAGAATTTGTATTAGAAGAGGAAGCTATAAATCAGAAAGAAAAAGAATTAGAAACAAAAAATAAAATGCTAATGGATAAGGTTGATGAACTGGAAAAGAAGATAAAATATCTTCCAAAAGAAGCAGCACTTCCTGATAATCAGAAAGGATTGCCAGAAGGTATGCAGGAATCACAGATAAAAACTACTGTGCGAGATATGTCGTCAATTATTAAAGATAAGATGCTGCAATTACAAGATTTGGCTACAATGGAGGTTTTGCTTGAACCATTTGTAAGAGCTAAAAACAGATTGGAATCAATAAGGAAAATTACTTCTGCAGAACATATTAAAGTCAGAGGTATTTGGAAAACAATGGCTCCAAAAATGCATATATCAGGATTGATAAGTAAGAAAATCAATAATGATGAATACGAGATTACTTTTGGTGTTTATGAAATTGATGAAAAAGGAAATAAGAAATTATATGTGCATTATGCAGAAGTAGAAATGCATGATGGATCAAAAATCAAAAGAGCGACATCAGCAGAATATAGGATTGCTTATGAAGTGATAGAGAGAATAAAAACAGGGAAGCCGATATCTCGGGAAGTTGTGAAGATAGATAGAATACAAGAATGAATCAAGAAGAAAATATAGTGACTGTATATGATAGAATCATATCAAGAAAGGAGCATTATAATAGTTTTAAAAGGATAAATAAGATTTTTAAAAATCTTATTATTAGACCAATATTAAAAATATCAGAAAAGATTTTAGGGAAATATCTTATTAAAGAAGTACCACCGATGCGACATTTTGATATGATAAGATTATTTAATACAGTTTTCGAAGATTCGCTGATTATATGGACTAAATATTTTCTTAAAAATACAAATAAAAGAGATGATACATTGGATGAACGGATGAATGTTCATAGTATTAAAGAACTTAGAACTATGAAGAAATTATTATTGACTGTTGTTTGTAAGGACACGGCATATTTAGAATTTATGAATATTTTGATGTTTAATATTACTAGAGGAATAAATATTAATTATACAGGTGAAATTAAACATCTTCTTTATACTTCTAAATATTTAACAGATGTTCGGTATATGGTATTAAGTTCTTTGAAAAAAGAAGATCAAGAGAAATTTTTGCAAGAATGTTTAAAAAATAAATGGTTGCAATTTGCACCAATAGGAGGAATAAAAAAATGTCAAGAAAATTAGTATGGGATGGAGAAAGAATAAAAGAAACATTTATTATAGAAGAACCGAAGAAACACACACCAAAGGATATTCTGAATGGGTTGGATCATGTAAGAGGGCAAATTCAACAGATGGAAAATTCTGCTTTACAATTAGAACAGCAGATGAAAACAAACCAGAATAATCTTAAAAGCGCAGTGACTTTTGAAAAAGAGTTAAAAGAGTTTGAAGAAAAATGTGTTGAGATTCAGAAAACACATATACAAGATATTATCAAAGCGATCCATCAAGAATGCTATGATAAAGCTGTTATATCATCTAAAAAAGTAATAGAAGCTTCACCGGATGCAATGATTGATGCACAGAAAAAACAACTGCCATTTTTGGATTATCAGAAACTTTTAGCAACAAATGAGAAGACGGCTGAAAAGATTTCTGCAAGAATAATCAGAAAATATCTTTATGAAGAACCTATTTTTGTTAATCCATTTTTGGATTAATTTTTATTTTTGAGTGGTATTTAAATATAAGTTTATTTATGATTTCCAAATATGGCTTTTTTTCAATCAATAATTAGGAATATCAATCAATTATCTAAACAGACATTACCAGGTTCTCCATTAACAAATGATGAAATTGGATTTACATCAACAACTTATTCTACTCAACAAAGCCCAGAGGATAGAGAAGCCATTTATCCTAATTGGTTTTTTTCAGCAAGATTAGGACAACCAAGAAATGTTGATACTAGGAAATTAAGAACACTTGCAAAATCTCCTTGGGTTCAGATGGTTATATCAACTTTTAAAAAACAGATAGATACTATTGATTGGAAAATTGTGTCTGCGGATGAAGATGATGAATCAGACCATACTAAAGATATCAAAGAGTGTATGGATTTCTTGATAAAACCAAATGAGAATAAACAATCAATAAATGATATTAATTCTGAAATAATAACAGATATTTCAGAGATAGATGCAGGATGTGCAAATTATGTTTATTCTCAAGATTCTTATATTATCGGTGAAATTCCTGTTTATAATGGATGGGGACAAGTTGTAAGCACTGAAACAGGATTAGTATTGAAACCATTAGGACAGAGACAACTTATAAAACTTAAATCTGTTGATGGATCAACAATGCTTAAACAAGTTGATATTCATAAGAATCTGTTGAATTTTTGGCAATATTCATTTAAACATCCTAGACAGAATCCTACAAGATTTGAAATGGATGAAATTGAATATTTGATAATGAATCAAAAATCATATGATGTTTATGGTTTTGCACCTACTCAATCAATACAACAAGCAGTGGAATTATTGATCCAGGGTACTAGGTATAATAAGGATTTATATACAAATAATGCAATTCCTGATGTAATAATAAGTTTGCCTAAATTAGCAACACCACAATTAAAAAAACTTAAACGAGCATGGAATAATAATTATAAAGGAAAACCGCATCAAGTAGGGTTTATTAATTGGATGATAGACAAGATTCAGAAACTTAATGATACTAATAGGGATCTGGAATGGCTTGAAGGACAGAAATGGTATTTCAAATTAGTATTTGCAGTTTATGGTGTAAGTCCTACAGAAGCAGGATTTTTCGAAAATGCTAATAAATCTAATGATGAAGGACAGGAAAGAATAACTGTCAGAAATGCATTAAAACCTTATCTTAAAAAATTAGAGATGCTTCATACAAGAAAAACGATTACAGAGATTCTTCAGAAAGAGGATCATGGATTGGTGTTCAAATTTTTTCCAAAAGACCATGTAGCAGAAAAGATTGAGTTCGATCAGGATATGAAAGAACTTGAAATAGGAGCATTAACAATTAATGATTACAGAAAGAAAAAAGGAAAAGAACCGTATGAATGGGGTGGTGAACCATTAAAGCGCCCTTTTAATCCTGAATCTTTTATGAATTTTGAAGAACCTGGAAATAATAATCCAAATGTGACACAATTAAATGATCAGAATAATCCTGACCAAGACCCCAGTAATAAATTGAATTCTAAAACAATTTCACCCCCAAAAGTCGTTGTTAATAAAAATGATATTGATGCTGGATATGATGTGGTTATTGAAGCCCAGGATTATTCTGATTTTCTTTTAAAATTCTTTGATAATCTCGAAAAACGAGTATTGATATCAGCTAATAAGATAGATGTTGAAAAATCATATGTTCAAAAAACATTAGGTGAATTTTTAAGAAATTTATTTAATGTTGTTAATACAGTAGCTTTTGCAAAAAATGTAAGAAAATATATCCGGGAAGATTTAATTGCAGGATTATCATCAGCTGAATCAGAATTAAATATGGATATAGGGTTTTCAAAAACATATGAAAATAAACTTAATGTTTTATCGGCACAACAGATTGACGGATATCTTATCAATGGCAAGAAATGGCCAGGGATAAAAGGAGTTACAAAAGAGATTCAGGCTGATGTTATCAAAACAGTTCAGAATGGACTACATGAAAAGAAAAGCCTGGATGGAATAAAAGAAGATATTAAAGCAAGATTTGATGTGTTTTCTGATTGGAGAAGTGAAATGATCGGAAGGACAGAAACAACCAGAATCTTAAATGAGGGGAAAATTTTAGGATATAAAGAATCAGGAATAAAAGGAAAAAAGGTATGGAGTGCTGCTATTGATAACAGGACAACCGACATCTGTAAAAGATTAAATGGGCAATCAATAGAGCTTGATAATGATTTTATAGATACAGAAACAAGAAAAGCTTATGGTTCACCACCTGCACATCCTAATTGTAGATCAACAATTTTTTTCAAACCAAATTGAGTAGTAATTAAATATAGATACATTTTGAGGAATAACCATGAAAACTGAAAAATCAACACATGATAAATATAAAACAGAGTTATTTATGCCAATTATGAAAGAATGCGAAGGAAAATATATTGCAGTTCTTTCTGATAATTCTATTGATAGAGATGGAGAAAAATTATCAAAATCATGTGTTGAAAAATTAGATGCTGATGATGGATATCTTGCTGCGCTTTGTAACCATGATAATGATGTATTTATGCAAGTTGCGGAATGGACTAATAAAGGAATTAAAGAAATAGATGGGCATACTGCACTTGTTGCAGAACCTCGATTTTTTACTAAATCCAGTCCACAAGCAAGACAGATAAAAGGAATGCTCGATGAAGGTGCAAAAATAGGGATATCTATCGGTGCTATTGTAAAAACTTTTGATGAAGTAGATGATATGCGAGTTTTTACAGAATTGGAATTAGTTGAAGCAAGCTTTGTTGCGGTCCCGAGCAATAGACATGGAAGAGCAATGGCGGTTGCAAAATCGTTTAATAAAAAAATTAATCTGGAGGGGTTAAATATGGAAAAAGAATTTACACAAAAAGATATAGATTCTGCTGTAAATAAAAAAGTGGAAGAAGTGATACTTGATTATCGAAAACAGCTAGAAACAAAAGATGCTGAAATTGAAAAATTTAAAGCTGATATTGTGAAAGCAGAGGAAGAAGCAGAAAAAACAGAAGAAGAAAAGAAAGATGCTGAAGAATCAGCAGAAGAAACTGATAAGAAATTGAAAGAGACAGAAAAGCTTCTAAAAACAGAAAAAGAGAAAGCATTGGAAAAAATGAAATTCGCAAGTGAAGGTAATGGTGAAGAAGCAAATGAAGATACAGAAGAAACAGAAAAATCATTTGGCGATGGGAAATTACCTATAATGCGTATGTAAGGAGGGAAATGAGAATGAAAGCAATATTTAAATCATATGAAGATGGATTTAGTATCGACAAATGCCGAGAAAGATTTGATCCAGGAAATATAGATAAAGATAATTTTGGCGGATTTTCAAAGGAATATTATAATCCATTTACAAGAGTGGATAAAAATGTTGAAATCGCTAAAAGAACATTTACAAGTGTTCAAAAAGCATCTATTGATTCACAGACAGGCGGAGCAGGAACCGCAGGAACTGCATTAGTACCTGTATATCCAGACCCAAATATAGTCAATAGAACAATAAGACAGACACCATTGAGAAACATTACACCACGAAGAGCTGTAAGAGGATTGACTTATGATTATATACCATTAACAGTAAAAGGTGGAGCATATTGGGCAGCAGAAAACGGAGCTTTAACAGAAGTTGAAGATACTTATGACAGAGTTTCTATTGCAATAAAATTCCTATATGCAAAAGGATTGATTTCAGGACCGGCAATTGCAGGTATGAAAGGATTTATTGATCCTGCACAGCTAGATCTAGGAGTGAAAACAGATAGCATTTATGAAGCAGAAGAAGATGCTTTGATAAATGGAGATGCAACAACAACACCTCTTGAACCTAGTGGAATGATTAAATCAATAACGACTAATACAACTAATCTTTCTGGTGGTAATCCAACACTTGCAGGAATAAGAGCAGAGCTTGCAACAACTTTTAATGCAAAAGGATTTCCAACAATAGCTGTTACAGATGCAACAACTCATAACTATGTGAAGGGATTATTGTTAGATATTCAAAGACAAGTAAAAAATCCGTCAGAAGGAATACTTGGATTTGGAATACCTGATGCATTTGAATTCGATCAGTTGATGGTTATTAAGGATATTTTCATGCCAACAACAGCTGCATCAAAAAGAATATTATATCTAGATATGAGATATATATTCTTTGCAGTGCTTCAGGATTTAACATACGAAGAAAAATACACTGATCAAGATGGGTTTGTATATTTATTAAAAGAATATCTTACCATTGCAAATACATTTGAAGGAGCAAGTTCTCAGATGTATGGTATTGCGTAAGGAGGGAAATAAAAAATGACTGCTGTAACTGAAACTTTTAGGAAGTTTGGATTCATGGGTGATTTAAAAATAATTACAATCCAAGGAGATGCGACCACATCATCAGGGACTACAATTGATTTGGATAGCGATATAACTGATGGAAAAGGAACAGTAATGACACAAGTTTTGAACACATTAGTTCAAGATGATGCAGGAGCAGATGTGACAAGCACATGGGACCCTGATACTGGGATAATTACTCTTGGAACAATATCTTTCGGAATCCATAATATAACCATAATAGGTTATTAATTTTTTTTTATTTTTTTTATTTTTTTTATTATATTAAAATAACTTTCAAGGAGGAAATGAAAAATGACAGATGTCGTAGAAACTTTCAGAAAGATTGGATTCACAGGAGATTTGAAGATAATCAATATACAAACTAGCGCAGCAGCAGCAACTGGCCATCTTATAGATTTAAACAGTGATATCACAGATGGGAAAGGTGTTGTGATGACAGAGATTTTAAATACTTTGATACAAGATGATGCTGGAGCAGATAAAACAACTACATGGGTTGCTTCAACTGGAGTGATTACTCTTGGTTCAATATCCACAGGAATTCATAATATAACTATAATTGGTTATTAAATATTTTTTTTTTTATTTTTAGTAATGACTGTATCATGCGGCCTGGGACTGCATGGTGAAAGCACTTTGTAAACTACAGAGGGGCAAACAACTCCCAGGGAGACAAATAAAATGACACATGATGATTTAACTGATGGGTTCAGAACAGTCCCAGCAGGTGGAGCAGCAGCACCACCTTTTACACACCCAAGATATAATTTTGCTTCTAAAATAACATTCGAGCAAGGTGCAAGAATGGCACCAGGCAGATTTGGTCTTGAAGAAAACTTCTTACAGATACCTGATGCAACCGCTGTTATTTCAGCACCTTTAACAAATGCCGATGCAACTGATTCAGCAAACGATGCAATTATTCTTGCAAGAGCAAATGCTAATATGAATTTTGAAATTACAGGAACCAATGCAGATATTTCAGATTTTAGCTGGAGCACAATCAATGGTGGACTTTTACTACAAACAGGTAGTGCAGACAATGACCAAGTTATAGTTCATCCACATTTACTTTCTAAGCATACAGCTTGGGCCGGTGTTCTATGGGGAACAGAAAATCAGGTTGTTTGGGAAACTCAATTGATGTCTACTACTGTTATTACACCGATTCTTGTATGGGCAGGACTTAAATTAACAAGCGATCCAGTTACAGCAACAGATGATGACCAGGCGTATTTTAAATTTGATACTGATGTAGCATCTGAAACAACTTGGCATTGTGTTTATAGTATTGGTGGAACAGATGTAACTGTTGATTCAGGAATAACATATGCTGCATCCACAGCATACAATTTGAGAATTGAAATTGATGCAAGCAGAATACCACATTTTTATATTAATAATGTTGAGGTTGTGATAGGGACTGCATTAACAAATGATATTGATTTAATTCCATATGTTGGTGTACAACAATTAGGTTCAGGCGATTCAAGTCTTGTATTATGTTATGAAAAAATTTCAAGAAAATTATTTGAATAATTTTTTTTTATTTTTTATTTTCCTGAAAACCTTGACGGAACAGGATAAAAAGCAAGGAGATGATAAAATATGGCAATAGATATTTTTACTGAAGCAGTTGAGCAAATGGGTGTAGCTCAATCTAATAGAAATCTTTTGGCTAATCAAGATTGGCCGCAATATAAATCATTAGAAGTCGAAATGACTTTTGCAGGTGCAACCCCTAATGATCCTGGAGACCATGATGGAACAGGAAATCCAGCTACTCTTTTTACAGTTACAGGTATAGTTGAGCTTACAATAATCGCAGTATGCACTACTACATTAACAGGTGCATCAGCAACTCTTGAAATCGGGACAGCTATAACTACAGCAGGTTTAATTGCACAAACAACGGCAACAGATATTGATGTAAATGAAATTTGGCATGATACATCATCTGATGCAAGTATTGAATTAACAAGTGTTGCAAAAAGGAATATTGTGTCACAAGATATAATTCAGACTGTTGCGACAGCAAATATTACTGCTGGAGTTATAAAATATATGATAAGATGGTCCCCTATATCAAGTGATGGTGATGTAGTAGCTGCATAATAAAATGATTAAATTAAATAGTGATGCAAGAATGGCAGTAATAGAAACCGAAGTGAAGAATATTAATAAATCAATAGATAAACATATTTCAGATCAACGAAAAGATTTCGATACAGTATTTAAAAAACTGGATAAGATGGGAAATCAATTTGCTGGCAAGTGGGTGGAAAAAGTAAGTATTGGAGTATTAATTTCAATAATTGCCGGCATTGTAATATTTATAATAAACCGAGGAGGTATTTAAATGAAATTTAAAAATGATACAAAAAAAGTTATCAATATGAGAATTTGTGGTGAATGGACAGCTATTGAACCGGATGGGATTATTGAATTACCTGATTATGTTGGTGTTAGACAATCAGGATTAATAGAAGAGAAAATAAAAAAGATTCCAAAAAAAGAAGAAAAGGAAATCTCGGAAAAGAAAGTGAAGCCGGAGAAAAAGAAACTATTATCGAAAGAAGAATTGGAAAAACTGACCAAGGATGGTTTAAACGATTATGCTGCAAAATTGGGTTACGATGGAATTAATTCAAGGATGAATCATACAGAAATGGTTAATAAAATATTGAAATTCCAAAATGAACTGTAAAAAATTTTTATTATTATTTTTATTTATTATCTTAATTAGTTTGCAAATCAATGCCTGGACACCACCAAGTGATGCAAATTTCAGAAATTATTACAGACTTTATAATGCTACTAATTTAACATCTATTGATATTATTGCTTCTGGGACAATTTATGGAACATTATCAGGAAGTATTACAGTAGGTGAAAATATTGATATGAATAATTATTCTGTATTTGATACAAATAATGTAAATGCAACAATATTTTTTCAGGATGGAAATACTTTATTAGAAACAGGAGATGAAGGAAATCTTAATGTAAATCATTCTAATTCAACTACTTGGTGGGCTGATGTTACTGGATGGGTTCAAAGATGGTTTTATCAGAATGGTACAAGTTTAAATTTTAATGATTCTTTATTGAATGATACTATTGATACAAGAACCACAGCTGGAAATGGAATAAGCAGAACTGATGGAGTTTTTTCAGTTGCTGGAAATACTGCATTAACACAAGATGCAGATGGATTAAGTGTGACTGCTGATGGAATAGGGGATGATCAATTAGCTTATAATACCGGACAGCATTTAACAACCGGTTCAAATGTGACACATTATACTTTAAATACATCAAGAAATCTTTATGTCGGAAATAATATTTATTCTGTTGGTAGCGCAATGAGTATTATATCGAGGGGATCTGGCACTTTTCAAATTTTAGCAGATCAAAGCCAAGATTTACTTATAGGAAATAAAGATACTAATTTTGATACTACTATTCAGACAGATAATTTTATTTATTTAAAAGATGCGAGTGATTCCACAGTATTTATGGCAGTTGATGCAAAAAATAGAAAAATCGGAGTTAGAACATCAACACCAAGATCAACATTTGAAGTTAATGGTGGGATTCAGACAAAAAGATTAAATGCAACTGAAGATATTTGTTTGAATACAACAGGATTATGCATGAGTTATATGTTAAATACATCTGATTATGATGAAAGATATTATAATAAAAGTGTTGTTGATTCAAAAATTGTTGATAATAATGATTCGTTGAAGAGTTGGACCATTGATAAATTTGTTAATAAATCAGGGTACAGGATTGCTTCAAGAACAGATATTTTAATAACAGGTAATGTTACAAATTTAACAGGAACTTGCGCTTCTAATGAAGCAGTCCAAAATATAACATTTGGAGGACCACAATGTGTAAGCATTTCAGGTGGTGATGGATTGCCGAAAGACCAAAGTGTGAATACAACTTCAAATCCTTTATTTTCTGCTATGAATACAACAGGAAATGTTAATGTAGGAGGAAATATTTATTCTGTTGGTGGGGGCATGAGTATTCTTTCAAGCGGAGCAGGATTAGAACTTGTAACAAGTGATGGTACTTTACTTCTTGAAAGCCAGGATACAGGAGATGATGTAGAAATAAAAAGTGATGGTAATATATTTTTTATGCGAGAAAATGATGATGGTGTTATTATGTCCTTAGAAACAGATCTTCTAAGAGTTGATGTCAGAACAAATCTTAATGTGACTGGAAAAATAAACGGAACAGAGTATTGTGTAGGTTCAAATCCTTGTGTCACTTCATTGGCTGCATCTAGTGGTGATGGATTGCCGAAAGACCAAAGTGTGAATACAACTTCAGCAGTTATTTTTGAGGATTTAAATGTTTCTGATGATTTATATGTAGCAGGGAGTATTACTAACGGAAATGGAGGAATCTCTACAGGAGGAGTGATAATTGCTACTTATTCAATAATGACAGGAGAAGATATTTATACTTTAGGCGCCGGTGATGATTTATGGTTAGGGGATAGTACTCAAGCAACAGCGAATTTTAAGGCTTATGCATCTGGAAATTTAGTTGCTCAAAATGCTAGTTTTATTAATGTTACTGCTCAATATTATTTCGGTGATGGAAGTGAATTAACAGGAGTAACTGCTGATGTTACACAACATAATATTTCTGCAGGAAATGGCTGTTCAAGTACAGCAACAACATTATCTGTTGCAGGAAATACTTGTTTAGACCAAGATGCGGATGGATTAGGAGTGACAAATAATTGTATAGGAGATACTCAACTTGAATATGATACAGGACAAGCATTAACAACAAATTCTAATGTTACTTTTGGGAATTCATCAGCAGAACATTTTATTACAACAGGAACAAATGGAACATATATGACAAATGGAAAATGGGTTCTTTCGCAACCTGATAATTTTTGTATTCTTATTCAATATAATTCATCAGGTCATGGAGTTAATATGACTTTTGCTGCAAATGTGGATGGAATAACATGCTGAAAAATAATAAATCATTAATTATATTGTTTTCTTTAATAATAGTTTTATTTGCAATATTTGTTTATGCAGCCTATGATATTTATAAAGAATCTCATGGGATTGATATGACTTCAGGACCTTATGGTACATCTGATCCATATGGTAATTGTATTTATACTTGGTCCACAAATGTTGATGATTTTTATTTAGATGCTGCAATAAAAACTGCAACAGATACTTCAACAAGATGTAGATTATGGAATATAACAAATCAGATTCAAATAGGAAATTATGCATCTATGTCTGGGAATGTAGCAAATTTTTCTTCACAGAATATTTTATTAAAAAAAGGGCATGAATATTGTATAATGTGCGATAATAGTGGTAGTATAAGAAATATAAAATATCTTGGTTCTGGATTACCTGTGACAGGAACTTATATTAATTGGACCAAAGGATGTGCAAATGTTGGTACTTGTAATGATGATCCAGCAACAATTGATTCAATTACAATAAGAAATGCTAGTAGCCCTCCTGCATTATCAATTGATAATAGTTCTTTTAATATGACCAGTGATGGTGGTTGTGTAAAACATAGAGATACTCCAAGAGGATTATGTAATACATCAGATGGTACTCCTCAAGAAACATTTGTAACAACAAAAAGTGCTAATTGTTCAATGCAAACAACAAAAGATATTTTTACATTCGGATTTATTTGTCATACAACTGGAGCAACTACACATAATTGTAATTTATATAATAATCAATCATTAGATTATGGTGTATCAAATCTTCAGGTTGCTTGTGTTGATAAAGAAGGGAATGAAGTAAATAGTTCTGATCTTCCTATTAATATGACTGCCGGTGGTGGGGGCAGTGGATTAAAAGATTGTATCAGTATTATAGGAATAGGATGCCAGGCAACTTTTCCAATTGGTGATCCGGATTGTGCGGTGATATCAAAATGACAACAATAACAGCAAAAGAGGGAATCACAGGAGCAATACTTGTTGTAATAACAATTATTTCAGTATTAGGTGTTCAACAATTATCAAAAGAGCAAATTGATTTATTATGGGTTTGTCCTGTTGAAATTGGTAATGATAATAATGGAATCAGACAATGTGAATCTTTTTCTAAATATGGAGGAATTGATTCTATATGTAATTATTTTAATGTTGAGTTAAATAAAACTGCTAAAGATAGATGCACAAAAAATAGAATAAATTATGAATGGGAATCATCAAATAATTATATTAATATTTTAACTGAGGAACTAAAAGAAAAAAAGGTTGTTATTGAAGCAATGAGTGAATGCGAAACAAAAAAAATAAATATTAGTGAAAGAATAAAAACAACATGTTCAGCTATCAGAAATAATTATTCTGATTGTTTAGAGTATTCAAAGCCTGCTCCAAATGGAACTATTTATTGTTTGAAATATAAAACTTTTATTGCAAAATGGCCATGCAGTAAATTATTCACTAAACAAATAAATATTACTGATTGTATAAATTTGGGCTACAACGTAACAATTCCTGGTCAAAAATCAAAATATATTACTCCAGAAAAAGGTTCATGTTGTGGATTATTTAATGAATCAATTTATTTATACACAGTTGAATGTAAACAATTATTTAATGGTGATTGTAACAAAAAATGTTTGCAAAAAAGTATTGATCCAGATGTATACGATCAATATTGTATGATCTATTATATATCAGAAAAAGGTATTGTTCCAAAGATGGTAGGACAATATCCTTATGTATTAGATAATCAAATAATTGTTTCAGAAAAGAGGGATTATTATAAAAAATGACTGCTTATGTACCAAGACACGAAGATATTACAGGAGCTGATTTATCAGGTTCTTCTGGTGATGAAAATAGAACTTATGTTTTAATTAACAGTAATTCAGTTCTTGCACAGATGCAATTAATAATAGCTGAAGCTATTTTACAGAATACAATTAATTTTACATTTGATGCAACAACTGGTACTATTACATTTTTAGGTGCTGTATGGGATGATCAAAGTATTTCAATAGATTATAATACAGAATCAACATCACCATTAACAGGTTCATATTATTGCAATACATTACAGATTACAAGAACTTCTGGAATAGGAGTTGAAATATTTACAGAAAATCTTGGAACCGGAGATAATTCAGAAACAAGTTTTGATTTAGATCATGGAAATGTGATTGATGGTTCTTATACTGTTAAATATGGAGCTTCTGAAAGTAATGATCTTAGTGTAATGACAGAAACAACTCATTATGTAATTTCAAAGGACCAGGGATTAATTGAATTAACAACAGCAGGAAAAACATTATTAAACACAAATGTTTTATATATTGATTATGTTTATTCTCCAAAACATTCAGATACTCTTCTTGCAACCTATTTAGGTTCTGCAACATCAGAAGTTGATATTATAACCGGGAATTATTGGGGTTCTTCTAAAACATCAATACAATATTTTGATGGGTATGATTCTGGATATCCACAGACAGATAAACCTTATGGAGAACAAATTGAACCTTATCCTGAATTTGATTTAAAATATAAAAGTGTTAATTCAATAACATCTGTTTTATATCTTGATAAACAAGGAGATACAGATACAACATTAGAATCGACAAGTTATCGTGTAATTACTGATGATGATTACCAAGAATCAAGATTATTGATAAATTCATCTATTCCGAATGGAAAAGCTAATGTAAAAGTTACATTTGTTCATGGATACGATACTGTTCCTCTTTTAGTGCAAGAATTAACATCTTATGTTGCTGGAATGATGGCATTAGTTAGTATTTCAGGTGGTTCATATAAAGATGTAAGTACTTATACTCTTGGAAGAAAAACTTTTTCTATCGGGCAGGTTTATGTTAATATCAGAGAATCCATTGATCAGATGAAAGCAAGGATAGACCAAATCACTAATGAATTAGGTGGAAATTTTGGTTGTGCATAAAAATGCCTACAGAAAGAAATACAGGAAGTAGAGCAGCATCATTTAGAACATCTTTTGATAATTATCTAAATGATTTTGGTACTACTGTCACTATTCGAAAAACAACAGAAACTAAAGATAATATGGATAGAGTGACAGCAACATCAGTTGCAACATCAACAGGAAAAGCTGATATTCAATGGGTTACTAAAAGAGATTTGATGCATCTTAATTTAGGAGATGTAAAAATCGGGGATGGTATGATATTCTTCGAATACAATCAAGACATAGATATACATGATGAAGTTGAATTTGCAAGCAAAAGATATAGGATTGTTTCAGAAATTGAGGGTGAAGTTGTCGGAGGAGATGTTGTCTATACAGGATATCTAATAAGAAAAAATGCTCAAAGCTGAATTAAAAGGAATTGATAAAGGAAAAAGATTAACAATAGATATGGCAAGAAGGGTTTTATTCAAATCAATGTTTAAGATGGAAGAGCTTGCTATCCAAAAAGCTCCTTTTGATAGAGGATTTTTAAGACAAAATATTACATTATTCCCAGAAATACTTGCTGATAAATATGTATTATCTTCAAATGCTCCTTATTCTGCAGATTTAGAATATGGAAATAACCCAAGAGATGTTAAATTAAAACCTTTGATTGAATGGATTGAACGAAAAGGAATACGTTCAGGAAAAAATGCAATAGGATTTGCAAAGTATGTGCAAAATAAAATAAAAACAGAAGGAGTAAATGCACAACCATTCATGCGACCTGCTTTTTATGAAGTTGTTAATTTTTGGCAGGACATTTATAAAGAAGAAGAATTTCAGAGTAGTATTTAAATATAAGTAGATTCATAATAATTTTTGGAAGTTTGCTATGAGCTACCAGATAGGCAATGAGCAATATCTGGGCTTCCATCCCAAGAGGGAATAAATTTTAATAATCCAAGAGGATACAAATGACAGAATTTTATATAGATCCAGAAGATGCAATTTCTGATTTTCTTAGAGTTAGATTGACAGACCCAAGAGCAAGAGCTGAAGCATCAGAAACACAAAGTTTTTCTCCTGGCGCAAGTGATACAGTAATTACATTGGCAGCACCAACTGCAGGAAGTGTTTCATGTGTTACAGGAGTAACTATTGATGGAGTTTCAACGAGTGCTAAAAAATGGGAAAATTATCATTGGGATTATCAAAATACAATATTAACTTTTTATTCAGCATTTGCAGGAACAGAAACTGTTGTTGTTACATATAAATATGGAACTTCTAATTGGATTTATTCTGATAAGCCGGATGAAGAATTATCTGAAACATCATTTCCAAGAATATCATTATTTAATGTTACAAATCCAGGAACACGATTAGGGCAATATGAAGCTCCTGTTGAAGGTTCTCCGATATTACAGATTGATATTTGGTCAAAAGATGGGTATGTTACTACTATTAGTTCAAGAAAATATTCTAATAATTATTTAACAAGATATTTAGGAAATAGAATTACAAGAGCATTTGAAAAATATATTGATGATTTGAATCCAATTCTTTATAATTACAGAGCAGTAAGTGGATCACGTGCTGCTCCTTATAGTATTGAATATCAAGCATTTCATAGTATAGTAGAGATAAATGTAAAAGGTTTAAAAATAGGAAGAATTGAGGTATAAAAAATGTCAACTGATGAAGGTATTTTAGGAATAAGAGAAAGATTTATTGAAAGAGAAGAAGCTGTTTATGGAACTTCTATTGCATTAACAAGTGCAATAATCCCAGGAAATAATGTTATTGTAACACCGAATTTTACACAAGGATATCAAGAAACATTATCTGATGGTTCTGATAATAGAACTGTTGCTGCAAGAGTTGCAGGACCATTATCGCTTCCATATCAAATTTCATATTATCCAACTAATTGGAGAAGATTAAAATATGTGTTTGATATTGATTCAGAAACCGGTTCTGACCCATATACACATACATTATCAGTCGGAAATACATTAAAGTCTTATACAGCAGAACATGCAATGCGGCATGGTTCATCCCCAATAATAGTTAAAACAACAGGAAATGTTGTGAACATAACAACAATAAATTTTCAAAAATCAAATGGAGCTGGCAATGATGGATTTTTAACTGTTGCGCAAGATTGCTTTGCACAGAATTATACTACCCCGTCACTTCAAGCAGGAAGTTTTTCTGTTTCAGGCGATCCATTTCAATATAGGCATATTACTTTAACATTGGCATCAAGCGAAGTTGTTGAAATAAATAATGGGGCTATTGTTTTTAATCAAGGAATGAATATTGCTGATTCAAGATATGCGAATACTTCACTTGCAAGGACAATAGGAAGCCCGATTGCACAATTATTCAGGATATCTGGAAGATTCAATGTCAATCTTATGGATAGTACTTATATGGATTTATGGGAATTGGCAGCTGTACTTTCAGGCACAAACACTTTAGTTTTTGAACAATCAGGAAGCAATAAAGTTACATTTACTTTTACAGGAATGTATGTTGAACCTGTTCCTATTGGAGCAACCAATCTTGAAGGGATTAATTCAGCTGATTTTGTTTTTACAGCAACAGGAGTTGCAGTTGTTGCGATTGACAGCATAGAAAATTGGTAATTGTGGGGCAATGAACAATGGAAAAAAGCGAGTTTTTTATAAAAAAAAATGATGTTAATACTATTGATGTTTTTGGTGAAGTATTTAAAATTAAAACAGTTACTGCGGATGATGAACTTGAATGGTATGATGAATATACAGAAGTTAAAGAAGAGAAAGATAAAGAAGGAAATCTGTTGAAAAAGAAAGTTCAGAATTATAAAAAATTAGCTAAATGCAAATTAAGAAATATAATAAGTGTTCCGTTTTCAAAAGAAGAAATCAAAGAGATTTCAGGAATTAATAAAAATTTTTGTGATTTTTCTAATGATGAAAAGGATATTTTATTCGGACAACTTAATCCTAAAATAATGTCTGAATTAATTAAAAAAATAGATGAAACAGGAAGAAATAAAAAAAAAACTTAATTTCACAGATTCAATCTGTAAATAATACAGAACAAAAAATATCAGTAACAAAACATGATGAATTAATGCTTGAAATGGCTAATGCATATGAAAAAGGTATTAGCACAAAAGAATTCAGGCAATGCAACATGTCTGATATTTCATTTATTATAGATTATAAAAAAGCCCAAAAAGAATTATTAAATCAAAAAGAGCATGAATTAAAAGTTTTACAAGCTATGGAGTTGATTAAAAATCGTTGAAGTAGGAGAATTAACAATTACAGCAACAATGGATACTGCATCAATAGAAGCAGGTTTTGATAGAATTGTCGATCAGCAGGAAGAAATGGATCAACAGACAAATCAATTAAATGCATCTACAAGAAAAACAGGAACAATATTATCTTCTCTTACTAAAGTTTTTGGTGTACTTGGTGCTGTGGGTGTTGGTGCAATAACAGCTCTTGCAACAAAATCACCTGTTCTTGCAGGAACAATGGCTAAAATAGAGGTTCAGACATTAAAATTATCAAACACAATAGGAAGGCAATTAAGACCAATATTCGAAACAATAGCAGGAGATTTATTGCCTGCATTAAATAAAGCTTTTGCTGATAATAAAGATTCAATAGGAATTATGGTGAATAATATTTCATTATTAATTAAATCTTTATCTAATTTAATATCATTAGATTTTTCTGGGTTATTAACAAATCTTGATAGACTTTTTAAGCCAGAAGGATTAGGAGATGTTACTCCTGCAGATGTTATTAAAACAATTCAATCTGCAGGAAGTGGTGGTGTTTATGATCCGAGTGACCCATTTGCAGAAACAAAACAGAGAGCAAGAAATATTTTTGATACACAAACACCATTTGGTGAAGGACCAAAAAGTAAAAATCAATTTGTTAATGCAAAAAATATAGGTGCTTTAGGTATTAATATATTAATAGATTTTTTTCAATGGATATCAAATCAAAATGATAATAAAAATATGGCTATGACAACAGCAGATGGAATTTCGAGGTAATTAAATGTCGGCAATAAAAATTGATGATTATGAAAATACAGGAGATTCATTTACACTTCCGTATAATCCTACCAGTACAGAAATGGTCACAGCAAAATTTTTAGATCAAAGAAATCTTCCTTACTCTTTTTCTTTTCTTGGATTCACTTCACCAATAAAATCCAGTATTAATATAACTTTAAATGGTCATTTTAATAGTTCAACAAAAAATTCTAATTACAGAAGCCTTGTTGAAAAAATAAATAGCCCGAAATTATTAAGATTATTTTTTCAGACTGATTATGATAAATTTTATTTATGTACAGGAACAACAGTTCAAAAAGTACCTACAGGAAATAGACCTCTTCATGTTGATTATGTAGCATCATTTTTTTCACCTTTTGGAATGTTATTTGATGCTATACAAAAATCAGGATTACAAGCATCGGCAGAAGAAAATGAAGGAGATATTGTTACACCAATAGAAAAAATTACTGGTTCTGTAACAACTGGAGCTGCTGTAACAATTAAAGATTCAAATGATAATGGATTTACATTTACACCTACCGCTACAGGGACAATGACATATTATCTTGTAAAAATAGTTTCTGAAGATAATACTGTTTATATTGCAGAATATGGATATGTGATAGTCGGTTCTACTGTTCAAATAATAAGTAATGCATCAACATCAGGTGATTTATTTCTTAAATTAGAACCTGGAGAATCATTAAATGATATATTTTCAGGTGGGACAATTTCAGGGATAACACCAACTTTTTATTTTAGAGATGGGTGGTCCTCTGATTAAAAATGACTGGAATCTATGTAATAAAAATAGGAAATGCAGCTGCTAAACAATGGACTAATTTTTCTTATGAAATTCCACTTAATGGATTAAGCACTTGTCAAATAGCACTCGATGGGGTTACAGGTGGATATGTTTCTGAATTTGATGTTGATAAAGAAATATATATCTATAAATCCGGAACCTTACAATTTCGAGGGGTTGTTATTGATCAGGATAGTTTAAGTGGTGGTGGAATCATATTAACTGCTATCGGGATAGAATTAGAATTGACTGATGAAAAGGTTCCAATGGTGGGGGCATTATTAACCAGAACCTGGACAGCAACTTCTGATAATACTATTTTATCAACTTTAGTTACAAGTGTTTCTGGGTGGACTGTTGATGTCAGTAATTCAACATCAGCAAATATTGATTTCAGATCCTCTGCATCTGAATCAGTATGGAATGCTGTTATACGAATGATTACACAAACTGAAAAAGATATTCTTGTCGATCAAACCAATAAAAAAATATATATGTATGATGAATTAACAAGAAGTTCAAAATTCTCTTTTATTGAAGGGAAAAATGCTGTTAATATACTTAGGAAAAAATCCAGGTCTATTGCCGGGAAAGTTCTTGTTTATGGAAAAGGAGATGGTGATGAACAGATAATTGGAACTTATGGAGCATCAACACCAGAGCATGTTATTATAGATAGAAATATTGTATCAACTACACAAGCAACAGAAAGAGCAACATCAGAATATAATAAATTAAATCCACAGATTAAATCATATAGTTTTTCACCAACAATTGCTATTGATGGATTACGAATCGGTGATGCAGGAAATATTAATAACAATTCAGCAAATATTGATGAAGAAGTTGATATCGTAAGGATTAAAGTAAATGTTGATGGAAATGGTGTTGAAACATTAAATCTTGAAGTCACAAATCCTGCTTACAGAACAGCATCAAAAAATGTTGCAGAACTTATTGCGACACAAAATGCTTCATATAATCAAAGTCAATCAGCAATGCAGGGTTCCGGGAATCTTTCTCAATGGAAAGGAATGATCAACGGAAATAATTCAGCTGGATTAAGATTTACATTTAATATTGGTGATGAATTTGAAGATGAAGCAGGCAATCTAAGAGTGGGAGCAATAACAGTTGATTATGATGTTGATGAATATAGAAGAGGAGTAGGTGTTGCTACAGAATCAAATAAAAATCCTGATATTGATTCAACAACTAAATCAGGACAGGATAATGAAAGCACAGAAGTCGATGAAGATACGCATGAAGTAAGTTCTATTTCACTTTTAGATTCTTGGACTAATTATAAATCATGGACTAATATTCCTCAACATGGAGAAGCGATTATTTTTCATATTCATGTTTTTGTTGCTCAATGGAATAATCCAACATCTGCAAGTTCAGTTTATGCAAGAATAAAACATGTTGATGAAACAGATTATTATCCTAGTACAACTGGAATAAGATTGTGCAGAGGAAATACAGAAGAAGCAACAGACGAGGATACGCATCTTCATGGTGGTTCTGCTGGTTATTTATATAGATTAAGTAATGATGGTTGTGCTAGTACGACACATTGTAGTACAACAACAGCTAATGATACACATGATCATCAAACATACAAACAAGTTAATGGTAACGGAACTATTTATGTCCCTATTGATCCTTATCTTCAAGATTTTAATGTTGAATTAGACCAAACTGATAGTGGGACTGCAAACGCAGGTATTTTTGTTGCATATTATGTTGTAAGCCAGCATCAACATGGTGCTGGAACATATAGAACTGATAACCATAAACATGATGTTGCAGTTGGTGATGATGTTTCTGATGCAGGTTCTGTTAATGCAACAGAAGTAAATATTTATCTTGATTTTTGGAATGGAAGTGCCTGGATCAATAAAAATAGTGTTTTAAATACTGGAAAAACGCTTGATACAGAAGTTGATATATCTAATAGTGGAACTTATCCTGATGCGAAAGGTTACTGGAGAGTTAGAATATTAACAGATAATGCATCTCCTGATTTGATACAAGGAATAGTTAATGTAAAACATGAGCTTGATAATTAAAATGGTCACTACAGAAGAAATCAAAAAAGCAAGGATTAAATTAATTAAAAAAGGAAAAAAATATATTTTGATGAATCAAGAAAAAATTAATGCTATTGAATACAGAAAAACACATAAACCAATTTTGAAAAAAAAAAGAATACGAATTAAAGAAAAAATAACAAAAAGTGGTGGTAATTCATGCAATACATAGCTACAACAAAAATAAAACCAATAAAAATTGTTGAACATGAAGTTGATGAATCTATTAAATTATCTAAAGAAGGAAATATTGTGTTAATAGAACAAAGTGGGATTCATTTAAGCCAGGCAGAATTTTTGAATTATATTAAGTCCTTGAATGATAAACTTAAATATCTTAATTATCAAATAAGTGTAGATAACATTAATAGAATAAAAAAAGACATAAAAGATTTATTGAAAAAAAAGGGGATTTGTGATAATTTCCAACAAATGATAAGGTGAAAAATATGAATGAAAGCGAAAAATACAAATTAAATAAAGAAGATGGAATGAAGATTGCAAAAGGTGCAGGAATAGCTGTTGGTGGTGCATTATTAACTTATTTAACAGACATAATTCCAGCAGTTGAATGGGGAGAATATAAACCTATTGTTGTTGCAATTTCAGCAATTATGATAAACTTTGCATGGAAAGCATTGAAAGGAAGATAAATTTATATTTTCTTTTTAATCCACCAAACAAGCCCATATCAAAGCAATTATCCATCCTATAATAGACCATCCTAAAAATACATTTAATATTAAAATTGCAACCGAATTCTTTTTACTTCGCAATGCTGCTATAATAGAAGGCAATAAATAAATACAGACCAAAATAATTGGGAGAATAGAGCTTGTGTCAGACATTTTTATTTCAACTCATGTTATTTTTTATATCATCCAAAGCAAAATTTAATTGATTTTTCCAATAATCTAAATCTTGCTTTGCTACTGTGTGTTGTTTATTTTTTATTTTTTCATCAAATTTGTTAAAACAACTATTTAATTCAAAAATAACCTTTTCAATTTTTTGAGGTGTTGTTTGATTTAACATTTTTATCAACTCCGATATTTTGATATATCTATATGAGGAAACAATAATTTAGCTATTTCAATAGATTGTTTTGCTCCATAATTTGCTACCTTCATAAATTCATCATTATGGTTTTGTCCTTCAACTGCATCTATATATACAGCCCAATCAAATACTCTGAATGGGTTTTCTTCACAATTAACCACAGCTACTGCTAAGACTTTAGATGATAATGCGACCCATGTATGATTTTTTACTATTTTTTTATTTCCCATCTTTATCTCTCCTTCACTGATTCAAACAAATTAACTTTTTTTATATTCCCAGTTTGTGGGTGATTTTGAATTTCATTCATTTCCTTGGTTACTTCTTCTCTTTCTAAATTGTGGTCATATTCTTTTAAATCTTCTTCAAGAGCTTTATCTTCATAATATTTTTCGGAATCTTCATTCTCGATTTCTTGTGGGTATTTCATTTATATCTCCTCCATTAAAGTTATATATAATATATAGTATATATAACTTATATATAAATGTTTCTATTTTTTAACCCTTGTAGAGGGATGTTTCTCGAATCCAACATGAAAATATGATTTAAAAGTTTCTATTCTGAAAATATTTTTATGATTGTTATAAAAAACTAAACATGGTTGAAAGTTTGATTGAAATAAAATGTATCTTCTGTTATCAATATTGTCTGCAGTCACTTCTTTTAATTTTTTATGTAGGTTCATTAATTGATTCCAAGAAATTCCTTTTAATCGTTTGCATTCAACAAAATGTTTAAAACTCTTATCAAATTCAATACAAATGTCATATTGTTTTTGGAACCCGAGTTCTTTAGTTAAATAAACATTACATTGAGGATAAGCTTTTTTTAACGAATGAACACAATCGTATTCAAATTGTGAACCTTTTAATTTTGCTGATCTAACAGTTGTCATTTTCAATCTTTATCCTCCCTGAATCTTATAAATACTGGATGCCTTGGTACATCTACCATTCCGATTTTCATACCTTTATATTCAATCATCTTTCCGATATATTTATCCCGATTTTTCCAAATATCTTCTTTTTCCGGATCAGTCATGGCTAAACTAACTTTCAAATTATATCCTAAGTAAACAACAACGAAAGCAGAAGCCTTTTCAATCAATATTCTATCATCTTTTTTTCTTGATGTTACAGATCTTCCAAGTTCATTTATCTTCTTATCTGCTTCAGGATTAACCACAGTTGCTTGTTCTACATTGATTATTTTGGCATCAAAAGTCTCCATTGGTTTCACCTTCAGCATATATTCCTCATTTAGTGTTGATCTGCCGAATTTATAAGGAGAACCATGACTTCTAAGAATCAGTCCTTCATACCCATCTTTTAATGCTTTTTCAAATAATTCTAGAACTTCTTTTTCTGAATTAATAATAAATTGTTTAACAGGAAAATATGATTTATCCAAAACTAAACTTTGTATAATAACATTTCTTGCAAAAAATTGTTCTTCAATAAGTAGTGACATGCAATCAAAACAATGGAATTCTATTTTGTCAATTAATGATAAAATATACTGCATTGCATCAGCATTTTCTATTACTTTTTGAAGTTTCTGGATTGTTTTTAAATCCCCAAAATCTTTTGTCATTACAGCTCTTATTATTTCTTGGAAAGTTAATGAATGGGAATATAATTCACCATCAAAAATTCTATTTAATTCTTTTGCTTTTTGCACCATATATTTAAATTTCTGTTGTAACTGAAAATTTTTAATTGGTTTAAATGTTCTGCTTACCATACCGAGTTCTGGATGAAAAATACATCTGACACCATCAAGTTTATAACTTGCATATTTCGGATATTTTATATTTCCAAGTTCTTTTGTTGCATCGATTGCAAGTGTTGGTTTAAATTTACTCATTTTATTTTTCCTCCTTATGTAATTCATCCCATAATTTTTGTTCAAAATCATTCAATATTCTTCTTCCAAATTTTGATACTCTTTTTATTATATTATATCGTGTACTGTGTCTATAACAACAAAATCTTTTACTCCATATAACAACATCAAATTCTTTTATACAATAAGGACAATTCGCTTTTTTCATTTTATTCTCGTGTTTCAAAAAATTGTTCGTTTTCTAAAAAATCTTTATCGGTTGTGTCATCCCCAACAGCGTATGAATCAAATAAATCCGAATCAAAAAATTTAGTTAATTCTTTTTCTTTAGTATTATTATGATAATTATTTATTTCTAATTCTAATTCTTGTTTTATTCTCTTTTTTTCCTGTTCAGTAATTATTATAAACGGGTTCAACTCGTTTCTGATTTTTTCTAAATCTATATCTTTTATGGATAATTTATTTTTAATAAGCTCTTCAACAGTACAATATTTTTTTGTTTTCCCTGCTTTTCCAACTTTATTATTTTTAATCAAATTAATGACCCCCGCACCGCCGTTAAAATATCCGGCACTGATTTGTGCCTGTATCTGTGATTCTAGTTTATAAGTATTGAAGGGTTTAACTTTAAATTCTCTTGCAAGGAGTTTAATATTATCAGGATTTTCAATAGTGGCTTTTAATAAAGTATCAATATATTCTTTAGAAAATTTCGCTCTTTTTGATTGCAGAATCATAGGTTTAATATCTTCTTCCAATATCTTTTTTCCAAGCAAAGTTGCATTATCTTTGATTACTGGCAACCCTACAATTTTTAATTTTGTTTCATTCCCGTTTTTATAAAGGAAAACATAATTTTTTTTCAATCCTTTTAATTCTTTAACTAATCTTCCCTTTTCATTTTTAAGATTTTTTCCTGTGTCCGTATCTTTTATTGCTTGTTCATAGAATGGCCACATCATATAAGGAAGTGCATCTGGATATTCCAAATCAATAGTAAACTCATCTGATGGAAAAGGCACATATTTTTTTATCTTATCTAATACTTTTTGGATACATTTTTTTACAAATTCAGGAGTCGCTGGCACACCCAGTTTTGCTTTGATCATGATAGAATCAGTATCACCATAAATAGTTTCAAATCCAAATTCGTCCATCATATCTTCAGTCAGTTTCTGGAATTGCTGACCTAACCAACAAATATCCCATCCTGCATTGGGGGTGTGTATTTGTTCAAAAATAGGAGAACGCTTTGCGCCATAACCAGCATTTTCATAAATCTTGATTGTTTTAATCAATGGATTTTCTGGGTCTTCTTTCTTTAATCTTTTCCTATAAATTAATTTCTTGATAGATTCTGTTGCAAGTACATGCTGCTCTGTAATATCATAAAACCCTCTGACTTCAAATAATTCATTACCATGCCAATGATTCATTGATTGCCCAGCTTCTTCACCAATTATTTCTGCATCAATGTTGCACATATTTCTAAGCCAAGGATACAATGAGCCATAATCAATGTAAAAAACATCTTTTGCTTCTTCATATTTTGGTGTTATTACATTTCCACCCATAGGTTCTTTGGTCTTTTCTTTCGCTTCTCCATAGGTTTCATCTACTCCTAATGTATAACAATCCCCTTTATATCTTAATGAACTTATAGAGCTTCTGATCCAGGAAAGATTTAATATATTTTTTTCACCTAACCATTGAGTGAATGGCATCCAGAAATCCCAAAGCTTATCAAACATCTGCTTAGTAGCTTTTACATCTGACTCTAGATATTTTATTATTTCTGCTCTTTCTTCAGCAGTATATTCATCCTGGAAGAAAATATTATAATCAATATCTCCTTTTTGTGTTTCAAGTTTCATAACTTCTGCAATAGCTTTCAATGAATTTTTATTCAATTTATAACCCATCAATGCACCACGATTTTTAAAAGGCAATCCATCGTGTCTTTGATATGATGATGAACCAAGTATCACTAAACAATCCACTTGAAGATAATATTTTTTAGGCACTAAATTATTATTATAAAGAATAGGTGTATCGAATTCTTCATTATTGAACCCGACAATAATATCATGCTCTCCGATGAAATTTCTGATTTTATCTTCATTTCCTTTGACTTCATCACAGACATATTCATTATATTTGTAGCTGTAACACCCAAACCATTTACATCTTGCGTATTTTACATAATCATCAAAATCAGTGCTAATATTAATCTTTCTTCCATCAGGATATGATGCGGATGTCTCAATATCCAGTACAAGCACAGTTGTTTTTAATTTATTTAGTTTGTCTTTCATTTTATCCTCCTGATTGTTATGTTTTTATCCTTATTTCCATGAACAAAAAAATACCAATTCCTGGTTTTATTGGTCGCATATTTTTCTTTGATTCTTTTTAATTGTGATGTTCCTTTATTGTAACTTTTTAATGAATAAGTTGATTTTATTTCAAAATACAATATATAATTTTTATAAATTGCAAATAAATCAATTTCACCATATCTATACTCTATATTTTTCTGGATAACATCATAATCAATATTATTATTTTGCAAGATTTTTTCTAATTTGTTGATAATTCTATCATGTATCCCTTTAGTTTTTTTCATCAGTATTCACTTGGTATATAACATTGTTCACAGCAAACAAATATTTGTCCTGTTTTTGTTGATACAAATATCCTTCTTTCATCATAATCTATTGCTCTTTTGCATTTCAGACAATACTGTTTTCCATGCATCACTATCATATTATTTTCACCTCAAATCCTAAATTTTCGTATGCTTTTATCCTGGCTATACTGTGTTTATATGTATGATGCCCATGATCTAAAAAATCTACAATATAGGCTTTAGTCTTTCCGTCAATCATTGTTAATGATCTCCCACCAACTTGCTCTGATGAAATATCAGATTTATTACATGCAGCATTAATGGTCATATCTAAATCAGGAATATCCAGACCTTCACTGCCTTTTGATATAGTGATAACCAAAACAGGATATATATTATTTTTAAAATCCTCTAATAATTTTTCATTCCTTTTTGCTGTTCCATGAATATGTTTAGCCCCGATCATTTCTGATAATTTTTTCCCATGAGAAACTAATTTTGTTACAATCATTATTTTTTTATCCTGATTATCTGTCACAATTTTAGCAATTTTATAATTTCTCATAGAACTTTCTACAATATTATATTTATAATCATCAGGATATTTTTTTCCTGTATATATAGAACTTATACTATAAAAAGTGATTGTAGGAGCAATTAAATATCCTAATTCAATAAGTTTCTTAGGTGGTACAGAATAAATCACTTCCCCGATAATAGAGAACAGCACCGGTTCCAGGCCATCTGTTCTTTTAGGGGTTGCTGTTAATCCAAGTCTGTATTTTGTATTGGGTAATTTAGCGAATACAGATTGATAGCTTTTTGCCGCAGATTTATGAAATTCATCCACAACCACAAAATTAATATGATGCAGTAAATTAATAAATGTATCCAAATGATTATTTAATGTTTGAACTGATGAAATTATTATATTACAATCATCAATATCGATCATATCTCCTGATATTTCACCTACTTTTACACCAAGTTCATCTTGCAGTACTTTTTTAGTTTGTTGCAATAATGATATCCTGTCAATGATCCACAAAACTTTTCCATCAATTTCTCTGATTATTTCAGCTGCAATCAGGGTTTTTCCTCCTCTTGTTGCAATATGTAAAACTCCATGTTCTTTTTCCATAAATATTTTTTTAGCTTTATTTTGATAGTTCCTAAACACAATATCACCAAGAAGTTTTTTAGGCATTATACCATATTTTTTATTCATCAATGTTTTATCCCTGCAATCTTCAAGAAATATTTTTAATTTTTTATTATAAAATTGTCCGTATTGATTGATTATTTCAGTCATTTTATTAATCAAACCGATAGGAAAACATTTGAATTTAGAATTATAAAGGTGTCTTGTGCCTACTTTCTTAATGAAATCATAATTAATAGCGGTTATTTTCTCCGCATCAGTCAAATCACCCACTAATTTATTTAGAGCATCAGCTTTCTTTTTAAGCATCTTCTCTTTTTCTTTTTTCTGCATGAAAAATTTATCAGGAAGATTAAACTTAGTAGCAAAATCAAGCCCTTCAAGTAATTTTTTAGGAACCTCATTATCTATAAAAACAAAATTACCTTTTATTTTTAAAACAACTTTTAATTCATCAGAACTATTTCTTTTATCTTGTTCTTCAATACATAAAGCATAATATTTATTGAATGGATTTGCAAAATTTCCAAGTTCATACTGTGATATATCATCCCCTTTCTTTCTTAATATTTCAACAAATTTTTCCATAGTTCTATCAAAAAGCTGTAAATCTACTATTGCAAATTCATTACTAAATGGTGTCATATTTTTAAGATATATCCATTCATTTTCTGCAATAATTGTTGTGGTTTTCCATATTAACCAAGTATAGAATAATCTTTGATCATAATGCAGCAATTCAGCGCAAGTACTATTTGTTTTCCAATCAACTGTTTTTGTATTAATTGTTGATGTTGCTAAAAAATCTATTATCCCTTTAAATGTTTCTCCAAAATAATTTTTCTGTATCTTGAATTCAGTATAAATTTTATATCCTGGATTTTTTGCAACAAAATCATTATAATAATTAACAGCATTCAAGAACATCTGTTTAAAATTCGCTTTATTTAATTTGTGGCCATTGAATCCTGTTTGTTCATCAATATTATATGATTCCCAGAAATTATGAAATATCAATCCTGTATCCATTTTTGGTTGTTTAATATATTCCTCAATTGCTTTATGCACTGCATTTCCTGCATCACCATAAATCTGCATGTCTGGATTTGTAGTTGCAGCTTTCATTACATATTGAAAATAGAATTGAATCTGGCTTGTTTTGTATGTGTTCCATGCTGAGTAACTTACATTGAAATTTAACATTTACATTCACCATCTTCGTGATATTCACAATCCCCTATCTTAATTCTTTCTTCAGCAGTTTTTCCTGAACCAGAACATCCTTTGCATTTAGTCATTTTAAAAGAAGAGGAAAAATTATTCCTCTTTTGTTTTTACTACCTCAAATCCTGCAGGAATTACTTTAAATTCACATTCTTTGAAAGATAACATAGAAAATTTAGTTTTTCTTCCACAACCGCATCCTTTTGGTTCTGCAATTTTTTTTCTTAAATCTGTGTTCCAAAAAGGATTGTCTGTTCGTAATATATTCCCACAAGACGGGCATTCCCATCTACATTCTATTCCTATCATTTTGTACCTCCATTCAAAAAGTAAGCCAAAGGCTTACAAAAATTCTCCTGGCATGTTTTTAGTTATCATTTTTGGACTTCCAGGTGCTGCTCCATAGTTCTTATATTCCTTTCCAACATGCTTCATTTTTGGTTTGCTGTTTAGATAAGCAACAAATTCTCTAGGAGACATTTCTTCTGGATCTTTCTCTAATTTTTTAGCAACTAATTCCCAAACATATGCAGATTGAGTTTCTGATCCATTATACCAAAAACTTGGCTGTGAAGCTGATCCATCTCGTTGTTTAAAACATCGGCATCCAGATATATATTCTCTATTATTCACATCATCCTCATTCTTACTTTCATATGTAAGAATCATAGTTACTTTCCAGTATTCACATGTTTTTGCCTGTGAAAGTTTTGGTTCAGTATTATTTATGTCTGGCATAAATACCTGAAATCTGCTTATCACATCTTCTTTCCCATCGAGATCAGGTCTGGTATATTTAACCTGTTCACCAACTGCAGTATCTGATAAGTCTGCAATATCGATTTCACCTGTAGATTTAGGTGCTTCTTGTTGTTTCTCTTCTTGAGGTTGTTCCTCAGAAATAGTTTTTTTCTTTTCTTCCATTTCCTGGAAGGTATTTGGTTTTTCGGTCATTTTTTGTTCCTCCGGTCTTTTCGATTTTTTGGTTTATAATATTAATCAAGACAGGAAGAAAAAAGCAGGGTAATGCTCTAACTAATGAGGTGATAAACCCGTCTTGATTAATATTATAAATATATAATATATAACTTATATATAAATCTTTCTAAAAATTGCTTCAATAACATTAACAGTCACTGCATTTCCAAGGCATTTATATCTTTGTGAATCAGAAATATCGATTGGGTGTCCTGCTTGTTCAACCCCTTCTGCTGTCCAACCATCAGGAAATCCTTGTAATCTTTCGCATTCAGTTGGTGTTAATCTTCTAATTCTATACCCATCATAAATCCCATGCTTATCCTGGCCAGTTAATGTAAAACTTGGATCGCCATTTTCTTTAAATCTTCGGCCATTCTGTCTTTTATTTAATCTATCAGGTGTAAGTACCGGCATCACATATTGTCCCCATTTAGGATAACTTCCTGTTCTGGAATCAATTGTGTTAGAAATTTGGGTTTGTGTTTTTTCTCCATTTAATTCATTAACCCCTTTACTGCATTGTCTGAGAGGAAATATTTGTTTTCTACTTGTTCCTCTAAGATGTCCGATAATGAACACCCTTTCTCTGTTTTGTGGTACTCCGAAATGTTTGCTGTTAAGAACTTGCCATTCTGCATCATACCCCAATTCATCAATCGTCGACAGGATTTTGGCAAATGTTTTTCCTCCAGAATGGTTAAGAAGTCCTTTGACGTTCTCAAGGACAAACATCCTCGGCTGCTTTCTTTTAATAATCCTTGCGATTTCAAAGAACAAAGTTCCTCTTGTATCTTCAAATCCTCCCCGTTTTCCAGCAATACTGAAAGCCTGGCAAGGGAATCCACCCACAAGCAGGTCGAAATCTGGGATTTCTTCTGTTCTGATTTTTGTTGCATCTCCATAGTTTTTGACACCTCCGAAATGTTTTTTATAAATTTGGATTGCGTATTTGTTGGTTTCTGAATAACCAACACATAATGCGGTGTTCTTTGTAGGTAATAAACAAATTTTTGTTTCATCAATATTCCTGTGCCACCTTTCCCAGTTTTGCTTAATCTCGGCAAGTTGTTTATTATGTAATGCTCTTTTGATTCCAAATTCAAATCCTCCTATGCCCGAAAACATACTAAAATATTTCATTGTGTAGCTCCAATTTCTATTGCAGCTGGCCATCCACATAAATATTTGAATTTATTCTGTTCTACTTCACTTAACAGATCATAATATTTTTTCAGTGTTTCGGCTTTAGTTATTTTGTGCATTTTATTTTATTTTCCTCACATTTAACTATACAATTTTTACATCCTCTCCCAGGAAATTTACATTTAATAACTTCGCCATTTATAGGCATCCAGAATGGTTTTTGATTATAAAATATTTCTCTAGACCAAGTATATCCACATTCTGGGCAAACATGAAAATTTTTCTTATGTTCTAGCATCTCTGGATACCCACAATTATCACATCTCATATAAAGTTAGGCAGGATACCCGACCTTTTAAGGTTGGGAGGAATGCCGTGTAATAGTTTCACACCGCTATTCATCTGCTCTCTCCGAATTTAATTTTGAACAATTTAAAATATATAAACCCATTTCTGGATTAACACAATTCCTTACTATCTGGTCTTTCCTATGCTTCATCTTTATTCCTATTATGCTTATCCCATATCTTTCTGTTTTTCCACTTACTTGATTATGTTTAACTTCTGGCTTACTGAAGTTTTTATTTGGAACATCAAAGTTACTCCAAATTAAATGTCTATCCAGTTTTGCGTTTGGTTTAACTAACGGTTCATAATAAGGAATAACATTTTCTACTATCCATAATTTATTTTTACAAAAATGTTTTAACCAAATAATTATAGAATATAATGTCATATTTGGAAGTTTTGGTGCATAGCTTCCTCTTTTTGATGCAAGGTATCTCATCTTTGAGTGTGTTTGACAGGGAGGGCTACCCCATATAAAATCAAACTCTCTCCAATGATTCATCAAATATTCTGTTGCATCTCCAACGACTACTTTGTCATTAGGATAAAATTTTTTATAAACATCTGCAATCTCTTGGTTATCTTCCACAGCAGTTATTTCGTTTTTATCTCCCCAGAGTTTTCTATTCCCTCCAATTCCTGCGTATAAGTTTAATATTTTAAGTTTTCTTTTTTCCATTTTAGTTTTTAGATACCCCTCCCTTTAGGGTGTGGGAGTATGTCATTTTAACCACTTCAACATTTATACCGCTCTTGAATTTTATTCTTTATTTGAATCATTTGTTTCGTATTTGGTCTTATAACATTCTCTGCAGACTAATATCGGTCCTTTAGTTGGATGAACCACAGTGTTCCTGAAAAAATTAAATCTTTTCCTCACACATTTTTCACATTTCCCAGGAAGGATAAATCCTATAATCACATGAAATATCATGAATATTCCATATAATAACCCTAAAAACAATCCAAGGATTATTTTTAATATGTTCTTGATCATTTGATTTCACCTACGATACTATCCCATGCATAATTTTTCCCTTCAGTTTTTATAGTTATATAATATGATACTTCATTTTGTTTTTTCCAAAATTCTATAATTAACCTGGCCATAGTGTTTATCAATTCAACATCTATTTCATCAGTATTGGCTTCTACAGTAAGCATTCCTTCATGATCCTCTATTGATTCTAAAAATATTTTTGGAATATGTAGCTCAATATCCTGTATCACATTAAATAATCTGATTTTTCTGTATCTTTCATCACCTTCAAACGTAATTTTACAAAAACCCATTTTCAATCCTCCAAATTTATCAATTTTATAAAGTACCATCTGTATTCTCTACCGATTGCTGTTCTTTTTATCTGCAATGACATCCCATGTTTCTCCAATATTCTTTTAAAAGCATATTCTGATTCTACTTTCAAAGGTTTGGCTGATGTCATACAAAAATCTAAATATGTTTTATAAACATCTTCCTGTATTTCATATTGTTCAGGAAAACTGACCATCTCTATACATTCATGGATAAATAATATCGCACTGGATTCTCTTTTCTGCATGATCTCTTTTGTTTCATTAGTGGTCTTATAATATGAAAAATCCTTATTTTTCATCAATCTATTAAGCCCTATTAACGCCCAGTTCAAAACTCCAGATAATTCATCAGGAGTAGTTAATTTATCCCCGATATGAATATTCGCTATCCTATGAAATGGTTTGATAACATTATTTTTTTTCATCTCTTCATAAATATTTTTAGGAAGAAAAGAGATATCAAAATCAATATGCACCCATCTCCTCCAGAATCCTTCTGAATCATCCGAGATATAAGGAAGTGTATTAACTGCAAATATCATCTTAGCATAGTTCTTAAAAGAAATTGATTCCAGAAATTTTCTATTGGCTGTGATTAAATCTTCTCCTGTCAATGCCCGAAAAGTTGAGGTATCATTTAATTCTGATTTCCCTAGATCAGCTCCTAAATTAGCAAGTTTCTTATGTAATTCACATTTCATAAAAGGTTCTTTTTCCAGGGTTTGCAGGGAAATATTGATAACATTCTTCTGACCCAGTAAACATTTCATCTGATCGATAGTTTTCCCTTTTCCATTACCACCATCTCCTGCGAAAATAAAAGCTTTTTGGATATTATAATCTTTATACAATATATACCCATAAAGTTCCTGGATCAACGGGATATCTTCTTTCTTGAGAATAGTATCAAAATGTTCTTCTGTTGTTTCACAACTTTTTGTAGTATCAAAAATTACAGGAAGTTTATTGAAAAATCGGTATTTATCAGAAAAATCAATCAATTCTTTAGTAAAAATGTTTAATACCCCATTTTCAACACAGATAAATTCTGGGGATTCATCTTTAAAAAAGCTTTCTGCAGACATATATGTATCTTTTTTTATAAAATCTATCACCTTAGAAACAATAGCAGAATCATAATAATCATCTAATATTTCTCCGATGAATTCCTCTATATAGGTTTTGGCATCCGGTACAAATATACCATCTTTATACATCCACATCTCAGTGTTTTTATCGGTCCTGATAGAAACTATTTTATTATCTTCCATACATTTTCTGGCTATCTCTGGAATAATAGATTTCTTTTCATCAGGTGTAAGCTTGATTGATTCTTCTACATATTTTTTTGCTTTTTTAAATGTATGTTCTTTATATGCATCTGATGAATCCTTCCATTTGGAATAGGTAATCATATAATCATAGACATATTTTTTGCTTCTTCCAGAGAACAGAAGTTTTATTATCTGTTTATATTCTTTTGCGCTTCTGGTATTATCCTTTTTAAATAGTTTTGAATCAGGATTCAACTCTGTAAATGTTTTAGATTCAGGATTGAAATAAACATCCGGATCATATGATAAATAACATGCTCTTGAAATATCATGTGTATTATTATCTAAGGAATCAATACTTATCTTATATTTTTTATGTAGATACTCATAAAATGTCACAACTCTTTTTGAAAATTCTTCGATACTTTTCGGTATCTTGATTAATATTTTTAATCCTTGACCAGAAGGGCTTATAAACATGATATGAATATAAGGATCATTTATTAATTTCTGTTTAATTATATCTAAAGAACCAATATAATCTATATCTATTGCCGCAAATCCTGATTGAGATATTATTTTGGAGTTTAATCGTTCTTCAAAAATACCTGCCGGTGTTATATAACTAAGCTTTTTTTTAATCTTATTTCGTTCTTTTTTTAATTCTTTAATGTTGTCATTTTGGACTTTTTGTATGTTTTCACATAAAACTTTATAGGTTGAAGATTGTATTTGTTCAACAAAATCTGATATAGAAATCGTTCCATCAGGCAAAATTTTAGTAATTCCGCCAAAAAAGATGCTTATGTTTTTTTCATGTAAATCCATTTTATCACCATACTTTTATTTTATTATTTTTATTATATACGTTATATATAAATATTTGCTTAAAAAATTGGCAAAAGTGGAGGAAAATGTCAAAATGCTTGTTAAACCAGTGGTTTTTATATTGGTAGCTACTAATCAAAGGTCAAAAATAAAGTTTATTATGGAGGTATGATTGTAGTATAGTGGTAGGAGAACGGCTGGCAGAAACGGTAAATTGTCATTTGTCGATTTTGCAAACATTTATATATAAGTTATATATTATATGTTCCAAAATGCCATTATCAGAAAATTCGGAAAAAACAATGATTGCAATTACTGTTGAAAAGGAGCAATTGAAATATTTGAAATCAAAAGGTTTTGTGAGATCAAAATTTCTAAGGCAAGCTGTAGAATCCCATAAAAACGGAAAATGGGAGTACGATTATCTTGAATAAAAGGAGAATAGATGAACTATGGAAATATCTTTTAGGAAAATATCAGAGCTGAAAGCTTATAATAAGAATACTAAAAAGCATCCAGAGGACCAAATCAATAAGATTGCTGCATCTATTAAAGAATTTGGCTTTAATGTACCGGTTATAATCGATAAAAATGATATTCTTATAGCAGGGCATGGTAGGGTGCTTGCAGCAGAACTTTTAAAAATTGATAATATTCCTTGCATACAAAAGGATAATTTAACTGAAGCTCAGATCAAGGCATATAGGATTGCTGATAATAAAACAGCAGAATCAGACTGGGAATATGGTTTTTTGAAAGATGAGTTCAAAGATTTGAAGGATATGGATTATGATTTAGATTTAACAGGATTTTCTGAAGATGAAATATTAGAAATCACAGATGAAGATAATGAACCTGAAGAGGGACAAATTGATGATCCTAATGAAATCAAGACAGATATAAAAATAGGAGATATCTTTATGCTCGGAGATCATAGATTGATGTGTGGGGACGCAACTAAATCAGAAGATGTTGGTTTACTTATGTGTGATAAGAAAGCCGATATGGTTTTTACGGACCCACCTTATGGGATTGATTTAGATACTGATTATAGTTCTATGAAAAATAGTTTAAAAATGATAAAAGAAAAAGGGGTTAAAGCAGGAAAAAAATATAATAAAGTGATAGGAGATAATAAAAAATTCAATCCTAGTTTTATTTTTAAATATTTTAATTATTGTAATGAAATATTTTTGTGGGGAGCAGATTATTATAATAATAATTTATTGAATAATGGAAGTTGGTTTGTTTGGGATAAAAGACTTGATGAATCAGCTGATAAAATGTTTGGTTCTTGTTTTGAATTATGTTGGAGTAAAAAAAAACATAAAAGAGAAATTGCAAGAATAAAATGGGCAGGTATTTTTGGCACAGAAAAAGAATTTGACCATAAAAGATATCATCCAACACAAAAACCAATCTTATTATCTAGTTGGTTTATAAATAGGTTTTCTAAACAAAAAGATTTAATACTTGATTTGTTTGGTGGATCGGGGTCAACCTTGATTGCTGCAGAGCAAACCAACAGAAGATGTTATATGATGGAGCTTGATCCGATATATTGCCAAGTGATAATAAATAGGTGGGAAAAATTCCAAAAACAAAAGGCGCAAAAGATAAACCAGGGACAGTAAGGAGAAATAAAGGGATAATTCAACATAGAGGAACCCAGAATCTAAGGTCCCTTGGTGATTTACCAAGAGAGGAGCATTTAGCTTTAGCTTCAAAAGGTGGAAAATCCCGTAGTAAAAATAAATCAATTTCCAGTAAATTAAGATTTTTAATGGAAAAGGGTATGACCGATGAAACCGCTGCAAAATTATATGAAATTATGACGGATGGTGATTTGTCTGCTCTTGATATCAGAATATATTTAGAGAAAAATAAAAAGAGATTAACAGATTCAAAAGAAAAGATGTTGATGACCAAACTTTTATTGGACTGGCATAAGATACAACATGGAGAGAAAAGCAAGCAGGAGATTCAACATTTTGGGTCTGCTGGAATCAGGGTTGTATTTGAAGAACCAGGTGAACAGAAAGATGAAAAAAAATAAATTTTTAATATTTGGTATGATGCTGATGGAACAATAATAACAGGAAAACAAAATTACCGGATAGAAGAATGAGTGATGAATTTATAATAAAAATTAAACCAACTATCAAGCAGAACTTATGCTGGAAAAAACTAAAGGACCACACCACACAATTTATATTATTTGGTGGTGGTGCAGGTGGTGGAAAGAGCTGGATAGGTTGTGAATGGCTTGTGTTAATGAGCATTGCATATTCTGGAAGTAAATGGTTCATAGGTAGGAATGAATTGAAGAGGATAATGAAATCTACATTTATAACATTCATAAAAGTCTGTAAATTTCATAATATACCTGATTCTTGTTGGAAATTAAATTCTATCTATAATTATGTTCAGTTCTGGAATGGGTCCAGGATTGATTTAATTGATGTTGCTTACAAACCTGCAGATCCATTGTATGAAAGATTTGGTTCTGAGGAGTATACAGGTGGATGGCTTGAAGAAGTAGGGGAAATCAAAGGAAAAGCTTTTGATATGCTTAAATCCAGAATAGGCAGGCATATGAATAAAGAGTTTAATTTGTATCCTAAGATATTTTTAACATGCAACCCAAAGAAGAACTGGGTTTATTTTGAATTTTATAAACCTTGGAAAGTAGATGAACTTTCTAAAGATTCATGCTTTATCCAGGCATTGTATAATGATAATCCATACACTGCGGATTCTTATGGAGAAGTATTATCAAAAATAAAAGACAAGGCTATGAGGGATAGATTACAATTTGGATTATGGGAATATGAGGATGATGATTCATCACTTATGCAATACGAGAAAATACTGGATATATTTGTCAAACCACAGACACCGAAACCTGAAGAAGAATTATTTTTGTCTGTGGATGTTGCAAGATTTGGAAGAGACAAAGCAGTTTTTGTATTATGGCAAGGGTTTTATATCAGAAAAGTATGGTTTTATGATAAATCATCGACTGATTATATAGAAGAGAAAATTATAAGCACTTGTGAGCAATGGCATATTCCAAGAAGAAATGTTGCTGTTGATCAGGATGGTGTGGGTGGTGGAGTAGTTGATCATCTTCCAGGAGTTTATGCTTTTGTCAATGGTGGAAAAGCTGTTGATGAATTTGATGATGAAAAGAAATACAGACAGCAAGAGACAGAAATGTTTTCATTTAAGAATCTTAGGTCCCAATGTTATTCTCGATTAGGGGATTATGTGAATGAAGGGATAATTGGATGTTATCAGGATATCAATCCAGACATAAGAAATTGGATAATTGAAGAACTTGAAGCCATTAAAAGAAAAGATGTGACTGATAATGAAAAGAAATTCCAGGTTATAAGTAAAGATGAAATAAAAGAGATTATAGGTCGTTCTCCTGATTTCGCAGATGCTATAATGATGCGCTGTGTATTTGGATTAGGAACTCCTAGAGAAACCATTATGGAAGGTGGAATTGGTGAGGTGAGCATCGAATGGTGAATATAAAACTTACACCAGAACAATTTAAAGAGCTGTGGATTAAAGGAGAATGTGAAACAAAATATGGCAAGATATTGATAGTTAATCCATCGCCAGAGGGGTATAGCCCAATATCTGCATTATATGAATATCTTGCATTATTAACGAAAGTACAATCTAAAATACATCTAATAACATAAAATGAAACCCTCTACCCACTAAAGTAGGTAGTTTCCAAAAACAAAAGAAAATGGTAAAAACAAAAAAAGAACAAGAAGGTAAAGATGTATTTGAGTATAGTGTCTTTGGAAGTCCTAATCAGAAGATAGGAAACTTCACAGGTCAAAAAAAACTTACAAGGTGGTCAAGTTGAT